TCGTGAAGAGAAGGAATTCCTTTCAGAAGCAGCACCAACCAACTCAGTTGGTAATGGTGGATATACAAGTTCAGGTGGACAAACCGTTGCTGGTTTCGACCCTGTACTAATAAGTCTTATTCGTCGTTCAATGCCTAACCTAGTCGCATATGACTTGGCTGGTGTTCAACCGATGAACGGTCCTACTGGACTAATTTTCGCAATGAGATCTCGCTACGCTGCTCAAGACGGCAACGAAGCTCTCTTCAATGAGGCAGACACAGCATTCGCATCTAGTAACCAAGCAGCTGCTGGACTTCCTAACGGATTCTCTGGACCTACAGTTGGTTTCGGTACTACTGGAC